GAGGAAAGCCCCGACGGACGGAAAACCTTTTCTCTGGATTTAATGTTCAAGCTGATCCCTCAGCTTTGGCCTTGCCCTTCTGCTTTCGCTTCTGGGCTTTTGCCTTGTTCTTGGCGACTTGCTTCTCCGGGGCCTGAGGACTCAGGCGAACCATTCGGACAAGCGAGGGCCCAGCGGCGGCACGCTTTTGGATGGCCTGCTTTTCAGCATCCACCTTCGATTGCGCCTTCTCGCCAAGCTTGATTCCGGACAGCATCTCTGCGACGGAACCAACGCCCTTCCCGATGATAGCACCACCAGGGACGACTGAACCCAAGGCGGCGCCAAGGGTTGGAGCAACTGACGCAATGGTTTGCATCAGCCCTTTCCACCAGCCACCATCCTCATTCTCCGAAACTGGAACACCCACAGGGAGCTCCGCGCAAACTTTGGAGTAGAGTTCGACAGCTGCCTCATCCAAGGGAGGACAAGGTACAGTCAATGACACCAGCTTCTGGGAGGCAACTGGTGTTGGAAAACCCTCAATAAAGAGGCGCAAAGTGACATCAAGAGAAGTGTTCTCATTGAGTCCAGTAAAATAAGCGCCCGAAACATCATAAGGGATTCCCTGATGAACGCCCAAAAGCGACATCGGGGGGTAAGCAGCAATAGTGATCAGATTGGGGTTTGCCTCAGAAAAACCAGACACAATCGGGGCGGCCGAAGCCACCGACAACTGCGCCTCATTCAACCAAACAAGCCGCTCCGCCTCCGGGTCACGTGGAGGATTGGTCTCACCCTTAGTCTGACGGATGACGACATAAGCGCCTTCCTCAGCTCCCCTCTTGATTGAGCCAGGGATGGAAATAGCCTGGCCAACAGTCGAAGGGGGAGACCTCATCACACGGCTTGATTGGCCCCACTGAGGGACGCCAGAACCGGCAGAGTAATCAACGACAGGAATCGAAGATGGACGCTGCTCACAAGCCTGGGTGTAGTAAACCACAGCTCCACCCCTATAAAGGGACGGAGTGGTATTGATGACTTCGAAGCCCCCACCAATAACACGGGTCTGTGGACCAATGTAATCGGTAAGATCAAAGCCAGCAATGCCAGTTGTGGCAACAGGAGGAGGGGTCGGAGATGATGTGCCAGTCGGCATCGTGGCAGTGCCGGTAGGAACCGTAACCACCATGAGCGGGGCACGCCAATTGAACTGCTGGCCAGCAGAGGTAGCCGTGCTAATAGCAAGGACCCCACCACCAGCTTCAACAGCCACTCCCTGAAAGGCAGTGGTGTTGGAGAGCTTGTTGTTCTGAATTGGATCAATCAATTCCGGGACAAAAACGACATGGGCATCAAACAAAGCACCAGCCGCAAGGCCAGGAGGCTTGGTGATGGTGATGGTTTGGTTATACGTTTGCACATACGACCTACCAGAAGCACCATCAGGCATGCCAACCACAGGATGTTCCTTATCAGGGAACGGGTCAAGCGCCATCTTGAGATAGTTGACGCCAGGTTCAGTCACGGCACCACCAGCCTCAAGGCGATCAAGAATGCCTCGAGAATAGTCACCCTTGGCCTCCACCCTAGGGGGGTCTTCTGGAGGAACAATGTCCTTCGGGCGACCACGAAGATCACCGCCAGACAGAGTAGCACCCCAATTATGGGGCCATTCCATAGGACCCCAGGCGGGGTTGCCACAGGGACCAGTGGCGCGGTCAGCTCCCCAACCACGCGGGGGCCCGTTGCCGGGACCGAGCGCGGAAAGGGGCGCCTCGCCAAGCGAGCCGAGAGGGACGAAAGAAGAGCCAGGATAAAAAGTCATCTGCGCTTGCGCGACGGGAACCTCAAATAAAGGGGCTGGGCCATTAAGCGCCCCTTTAAATTTAGGGATGACATAAGTCAACTGGGCAGCACGATAATCAGGGACCCATGCCGCAAACTCTTCCTCACTCACATCTACTTTGTGTTCAATAAGCCACTTATCAAGATGGAGCCGCAAACGGTCATCAAAAATGGCAACAGCGCGAATTGAAGCAACGCGCTGGAACTCATCCCGGGGGGACTTGTTCTTAGACCAAGCGATGTGAGAAACAAGGCGCTTCTCATTAAAGAGGGGCACCATGACCTTCCTACCAAAAGAATCATGTGGGAGGAAGGTCGCCGAAAGAAAATCAAAAGCCTCAACCGGCTGTGTGCCGGGAGACTTGACCTCAAGTGCAAAGGCTTTTGCGATGCATGGGAAAAGGACTTCAGGAGACAGCTCAGGATGAGCAGGGTCAAAGGTATAGTCATTATCATCACCATAAAGCTGGGCAGCAATATGGCGATCAATTTCCTCATTACCCCATTCAGAATGCTGAACCAATATTGAGTAAGTAAGGTAGAGAGCCATGACAAGGGTGGTGTCAGATGAGGTGTTAAACCCACCCGTCCCAAGACCTTGACGCTTCTGCCAAACCTCGTTATTGACGAGGCAAATGCTATCAATCCAGCCATCGTAAAGCGCGTCAACCGCCGAATAAACGGAAGCATCGACACCAACAAGAAATGCCTTTCGCATAGTACAAACAGCTCTGAGGCACTCACTAAGAATGTGGGCGTCCATCTCCGTAATGTCACTACAGCCGCCTTTTGGAAAGCGACTCAAGATCAAAAACAGACGATGCCAACTAAGGCCATCGCGGGACATGCCAATGGCACTCCAGCAACGACCATGGGCGTCATAGAGCTGAGAATTTTGATGGAGGAACAGACGCATCGCAACGTACTGCAGATCAATAGGGCCAGCCAGAATCCCATGGGGATCCTTACCAACCTTACGAATTTCCTCCTTTAAGAAATGCAACCACAAACCCTGCCAGGGATTACGGCAGAACTCAAGGAAACAACCCTCAAGCCACCGATCCCCATTATTCTCAAAAAGATCCCTCTTTAGAGGAGATGAGATTTTATAGGGATACCCTGGGGACGCAGCGCCCTCCATGTTCTCAATGACCTCCTGGTGGGAGGCCAAAGGGGCGGCCATAATTCCGCGAAACCTTGCGGTAACGAGGCCAACCGCCCTAACAAAGAGGGATGGGTCATAAGCCCCATGCTGCTTGGACGCATAACGAGAAAAAAACCCTGAGATTAACAGAGTTCGAATAAGTGGGAGTGTGGTAAACATCGCTGACACCATACTCCCGAGCCAAATCAACAAAGTCAGGTCGCGGGGAGAAACCCTTAGGGTGCGAAACATGAACATCAAGACTACCAACGCGCTCCAGCAAAGCAACGACTGGGTCACTTAGCTGGGACGCAAAGCCAGCCTTAACACTAATGTCCTGCAAGGAACCACCGGATTCCGGGGTCCACCACCGTAGTGGTAGGCCCCGGCCGGCTAGTTTCCCTGGTCCTTCTTGGTGAGTGCCGCGAGCGCAGCCATCATCTTCCCAGTAATAGGGAAAGCCAAGTTGAAACCAGAACCACGGGTCGCAATGTGAACCGCAACCATCTTTCCATCAACCATGATCGGAGTATTGCAATCACCTGTAGAGGTGGTAGCATCATGAACAACAAAGCCATCAGCAACCTTCTTAATTTGACCGCAAGAAGTAGTGTTGTTAGCACTAAGCGAAAGGACAGCTTGTTTTCCAACCATAGTCTTTGCATCAAAAGGAGCAGCAGGAATTCCCTTCTTCACCATTCCGCCCTTGTCAAGGGGCTTTCTGAAAGCATAGAGGGACTCATCACCCCAATTGGTCTTGAGCTTAATCGTTGGGTCAAGCTCATGGAAAGGGCCGGTGACATTGTGAGCCTGAATCAAAATTTCCATGACATGCGAGGAGCAAACACAAAAATTGCCAACAGTAGGAACAAGGCAATCACCATAGCGATAAATGCCTTTAGCAAAGTCAGTGGCATAGGCAGGATGTCTACCCGCCGCCTCAGCAACCTTTTCGGCAACAGGAGGGGCAGGCTTGGCGACAACATCAGCTGGTCCAGCGGGTGGAACAGAGGCGGCTCTCTTAGCACGCCTCTTGGCATTCCTCCTCTTTCGACGAGCAGCACCAGCCTTCGGGGCAACTTCTGCAGAGGTGGGGACAGGGGCAGCAGCCTTTTTAGGGGCAACAGGTGAAGGGGCAGCAGAAGGCTTCGGCGTAGCCTTCTCAGGCTCAGCCTCTCGCGGGGGGGCGAAGGGTTCTTCCTTCTTCTTCCCACGCTTTAGCTTGCTCTCGGTGCCCACAACATCATAAAGCTCAGAACGAATCCGGTCTTCATAATCCTCCTCGTCCTCCCAAGTAATTTCCTCAAAATCATCCTGATAATTGTCAAGCTTCCAATCATCACTAACAAAATGCTCATAGAGGTCATCATGAACAAAGCGATCTGAATGGTCAAGCACAAAACCCCGG